AGCATCAGGGCTGGCGATGGCATCGAGGCTGGCGATGAATTTGGCATTTATGCTGGTCTGCACTTCCGTATCACGAATAAAACTCAACGCAAGATCATCGCAAAGGAGCGCCCGGAGAACATCATGTGTGGCGAATTTGAGGAAAAGAAAGATGACGCAGTGCGATAAGATTCTGTTTCATCTTCAGACGATCGGCTCCATTACGCCCGTTGAAGCGCTCGACCAATACGGATGCTTCCGGCTGGCGGCGCGGGTAGCGGATCTCAAGGCGGAGGGCTGGCCCATCACGAGCGAGATCGTGCAGAAGAAAAACCGGTTTGGCGAAGTCGTGAGATTTGCGAAGTACAGATTGGAGGACAGAAATGTTACCGGAAATTGATTATTCCAAAGACCCGCAAAACGTGTCGCCGTACTGCTATGACATCTTCGGCGATGAGATCTACAGGGGCGACACCGTGTACTGCGGCGACGAGGGCATGATGTGTGACCCCGGCGCGGACAACTTCGATTCTGGCAACCAGATCATGTCCCTTTTGGTGCAGCAGCTGGGGACGCGGTACATTTTGGAGCAGCTTGGCTATGAAAAAAGGGTTATCGAATGAGTACGTCTACACTCCGGTTGAGGCGCGGTGCAGCATCTACTTTGAAAAAGACCATATCTGCTGCGCATACTGCCCTGCCTATGAGACATATTCCCGCAAGCAGTGCCGGTTGACCGGAGAGTACATTTTGAACGAGTTCGGCAGAGGTTACTACTGCCGCCTGGAATTGGAGGATTTGAATGAAACAGTTTCGGACACTGAGGCCGGATGAGATCGAGTGCCGCGTTGCCCAGTGCAATGAGAAAGGCGCGTCCATCCTGCTTTATAAAACCGCCCGGACGGACGCTGACATTCTGGATGAGACGGTCGGCGCGCAGAACTGGGAGAATGACTTTAAGTTGGTGGATGGCGTTCTGTACGGCGGGATCGGCATTGACTATGTCGGCAACGGAAAGCTGATCTGGAAATGGGACGCCGGGACGGAGAGCAACACGGAGGCCGAGAAGGGCCGCGCGTCGGATGCGTTCAAGCGCGCCGGATTCAAACATGGCATTGGCCGGGAGCTTTATTCCGCGCCGTTTATTTGGATCGACGCTGCGAAATGCGAACGGCTGAAGAAGAACGACAAAACCGGTCGCTGGCAGTGCTACGACCAGTTCGACGTGACGGAGATCAGCTATGACGAGGCCGAGCGGATTAAGACCTTAACATTGGCGCTCAAGGGCAAGACGGTTTACACCTTCGGACACGGCGCAGCTCCGCAGGAGACGAAGCAGACGGCGAAGCCCTTCAAATGCTCTGTATGCGGAAATGATGTTGTGCCGGTCTCCTTTGACGGGAAGAACTATTCCGCCAGAGCGATTGCGGAGCAGACCACAAAGAAGAAGGGACAGTGCATGTGCTGGGACTGCTACATGAAGGCGGTACAGGCATGACGGAACTGACGTTTTCTGCGGCGGACTGGACGATGGACGCGGCCGGGACGTGGCTGCGGATCAAGGCGGATGTGCCGTATAAAGCGCAGATGTTCCTGGAGCACATGATTCCGGGCAAAAAGTACGTCGCGGAGATCAAGGAGTTTCGGAAGAAGCGCAGCTTGGATTCCAACAACTATTTCTGGCAGCTCTGCGACCAGATCGCGGGAAAGCTCGGACGCACGAAGGAAGACCTCTATGTCGAGTACATCAAGGAGGTCGGCGTGTTCAAGGACTTCCATCTCTCCCGCGACGAGGCCGCGACATTCCGGACGGCATGGTCAATGCTCGGGACAGGCTGGCCGACCGAGGAAGTGGACTACCAGCAGGACGGAGACAACCTTGTGATCCGCGCCTATTACGGTTCGTCCCGATACAACGCAAAGCAGATGGGACGGATCATCGACCGGGCCGTCGAGGATGCGAAGGATTTAGGCATTGAGACGCTGACGCCGGACGAGCTGGCGCGGATGAATCTGGAATGGGGTGAGAGAGCTGCACAAACAGACAAAGGCAACTAGTATCCCCGCCTCTGTAAAGGAGGCCGTTATGGAGCGTGACGGCGGCTACTGCATCGTTTGCGGTAGACCGGGAAGCCCTTGGTGCCACTACATACCGCGCTCACACGGCGGGCTTGGAATCGCCGAGAACATCATAACGCTGTGTGATACCTGCCATTTTCTATACGATCAGTCGTACCTACGGCGGCCGTTTAAGAGCACGATAGAGCATTATCTAAAAAGCAAGTATCCCGAGTGGGATGAAAAAATTTTAATTTATCGGAAGGAGTAAAACATGGCAGAGAAAGAAGCAAGCATCCTCCAACTTGCGCGCGGCGCAATTATGGAGCGTGCGGACTATGAAATTGCAAAGATCATCGATAACATCCTAGACCCAAACACCCGCGCGTCGGCAAAGCGGAAATTGCAGCTCACAATCGAGTTTCTGCCGGATGACAACCGGCAGACCATTTCGGTTGCGGCTGTCGCCAAGAGCACCCTTTGCCCGACGAACCCGGTAGCAACCGCCCTGTTTGTCTCAGGCGACAATCTCGGCGAGGTTCATGCCGTCGAAATGGTGCCCAATATCCCCGGCCAGATGGATATGAGCGGCATGGAGCAGGAACCCGCGCCAATCCTGAAAATCGTAAAAAATGCTTGAACTGATGAAAGGAGCACCCAAAATGCTGAAAGAAGCCATTGAAAAAATCGAAGAACTTGCAAAGCCGACCATCCTTGAGGTCGACGGAAAGACGTTCGCCGTCGACTGCGGCGGGCACGCGACCCAGATTCTTGAGCCGCTGTTTTACCCAGAACGAAAGGATTTGAGCAGTCTCGACGCGCTGACCCTGATGATTCGGGAAGAAGCCGTTCCGTCCTATGGGAAAATCTTTGTCAACATCCCATCCCCGACCTGCGTACACGCATTTTTGTCGCCGAACCCCGATCTTCGCGAGGAACGCATGACGATCTACCGCGCGGATGCAACGGACGTCCCCGGCTGGGAAGAGGAGACGCGCCTTGCGTTCGATAAGGCCGCTGTTGCCCTCCAGACGCGTTTTCAGGAATCTGACGACCGGGAATATACCCTAAACCTCCTGTCGCAAATCACGACCGGCGCGAAGGTTACATACAACGACACAGGCGTTGCAACAACCGTAGTGACGCAGCGCGGCGTGTCGCTCCAACAGAACGCCACCATCCGCCCGATTGTTCGGCTCCGGCCTTACCGCACGTTCCAAGAGATTGAGCAGCCGGTCGGCCTGTTCCTCATTCGCATTGACGAACGTGGAATCACATTCACCGAAGCGGACGGCGGTATGTGGAAGCTGGAAGCGAGAAAGACCATCAAGGCGTACCTCGAAAACGTCCTCGCGGCGGAGATCGAAGCGGGCAGCGTCCGGGTGATGCTCTAATGCTGAATCATATTTGCATCATGGGTCGCCTGACGCGCGACCCAGAACTCAGACGGACGGCCAACGGCACGGCGGTGACATCGTTCACCGTCGCCGTTGACCGGGATTTTACCAACGATGACGGCTCCCGCGATACGGATTTCATTGATTGCATCGCATGGAAAACGCTGGCCGAGACCGTAAACAGATATTTCGCAAAAGGACGAATGGCCGTCGTGCATGGGCGGCTCCAAATCCGCAGTTATACGGACAAGGAGGGAACCAAGCGACGCGCAGCGGAGATTGTCGCCGATCGTGTCTATTTCGGCGATTCCAAAAAAGAGGGCGCGAAACCTGAGTATAATGCGCCGCAACCACAGGATTTTTCGGAAGTGACGGAGGATGACCCAGACCTCCCATTCTGACATAGGGGGACGACATGGCAGACAAAAAGGAATTCGTCAAACTGTGGCTGAGTTATGAAAGCTATTTCGCATCGTACAGTGACGCCGAAGTAGGGCGGCTGGTTCGGGGCATGATCTCATATCGTGCGACCAGAGAGCAGCCAGTATTCGGCGGGAATGAACGGTTCGTATGGCCAGCGATTCAGCGAGAGATTGACGAGCAGATTGCCGCGCTGGAAGCGATCTCTACGGCCAGAAGTCAGGCTGGGAAATCGGGCGGACGCCCGAAAAAGGATGATTCCGACGATAAGCCGGAGCTTGATTTGGTTCCTCATAAAAAGCAAAAAAAGCAAATGCTTTTTGACGAAAGCAAAAAAAGCGAAGGACAAGGACAAGGTCAAGGTCAAGGACAAGGTCAAGGACAGGGTAATAGCGCGAGCCAAGCGGACTTGGCCGCGCTCCCCCCCGAGCTGCGAGAGATCGCGTCTCGCTGGCTGGACTATAAGCGGGAGCGGCGCGAGGGATATAAGCCAACCGGCCTGAAATCCCTCCTGTCCCAGATGACCAACAAGGCCGCACGGTACGGCGCTGATGCCGTCCGGGACGTGATTGACCGCTCCATGTCCGCGAATTATACCGGGATTGTCTGGGATTGGCTCACGGAGGGGCGCACAGCGCCGCAGCGTGGCGAGAAAAAACCGGGGTATAACGTGCAGCGGCACGGCGATAAGCTCACCGACTTGGAGCGTCAGGCCATTGCACGGATGATGGAGGAAGAATGAATGAACGCGAAGAAAATCAATACAGCCTTGTATGGGGATGGAAGCAGAAACGCGCGGCTCAGAGCTGAATACATTTTCTGCGACAGAGCCGATGAGTGCTCGCTATACAAGGGCGGCAAGTGCTTCAACGTAACAACACTTTTTGGCGCGAGATGCCCGATTGGAGAGCGGAGTTGTGTAGACGGAGGGACAAAACGGAGCAATAAATACCACGATTTGTGGATTCAAGCGAAAAAGGATGACTGCTACGGGAAACTGAAATATCCGTCGCATGAATACATCGGACGCATCGGAGATGACGCCTTCTTGTGCCCTCCATATATCATGATTGAGGATCAGAACGGGCGACTGAATGTTTCAGACCCCGGATTTGGATGCAACTGGGTTGTTGTGAAACGCGATACACTGACCCCGGAAAACCTGAATCGGGTATGCGCGTACAGGCCGCGAAGCTTGATGGGCGGCACGATCACAGACTATCAGGAAAAAACCGTGCCGAATTTCTTGCACCAGCTATCCCAACTGTTTCCGGACGAATATGCGGCGTTGATTGCGGAGTACCCGGAATACGCGGGGAAGAAGCCAAGCTTCGTTGGGCGGATAGCAAAACTCGCCACCTGCAATCCGGCGTGTGAATACATAGACGGCAATAGCGTATTCCGCATGGACGGCGACTGGCTGGTCTGCGATTGTTATAAATCTGCGTTTGCGCCGTTCTGTGGCAAAGATGCGATGCTGAAAATTCAGTTGACGGATGAGATGAGGGTCAAAATTACAGATAACGCGCAAGTGCTGCCGGAAACGGTGCTGTTATGAAAATGACGAACTGCGGCTATTTAGCCGCGCGGAACGCTGCGCAGATGCAGCGGGAAAGGAACGGAAAATGCTTCTCGAAAAACTGGCGAGGGCAATCGCCTGTAAGCACTGTGAAAACCCCTCGAAGCTCTATGAGCTTCAAATCCATGCCGACGAACAGGCCCGCGAAATCCTCCGGCTAAACCATGTGCTGGATGAGATCAAAAAGGAGCGCGACGCCGCCCGTCAAGCGGCGGACGAACAACAGCTGCTGTGCGAGGATGCGATTGAATCCCTTGCCGTGATTTCTGAAAAAAACTGTGACAACTGCGGTAAAAAATGCCGCGTAAAGCCGAAGCCCGGAGAACCGAATCGTTACAACTGCCACTTATGGCAGGAAGAACCGGAAGGTCTGATTGTAAAAAATCCGTTTGAATAGGAGGAAGAAGAACATGAAGATTACGCTTGATTTGCCAGACGGCACAATATGCGGATTTTTCTGCGGCGTGGAGCACACCGGAAGCGGATTGCAGCTTGCATCCTATCAGCTCAGCTCAGACGATCTGGCCGATGGGAAAACGATCAAGCTGCCGAGGGAACGCCATGACGATTGAGTTCACTGTTCCATATCCTGCCCGTAAGAGCGCGTGGACGAAGCGCTACGGCCTGAACGCCTACTGGGCGGGAAAGAACCACCACGTCAGGGCAGCGGACGCCAGAGACCTTGAGGCGTTTGTGCGGCTGTGCCTGAGACAACAGGGCGTTCCGGTTCGGCTGTTTGAAAAGCCGGTATCGATTTCCTTCTGGCACAACACCCGCATGGACGTCGACAACCATGCGGCGATTGAGAAGATGACCGTGGATGCGCTAAAAGGCTGGCTGCTCCGGAACGATGACCGGCGGCATTACAGAGAGAAACATAGCTTTTTCCACGACGAAAATTACATGAGGGTGGTAATCACGGATGAAGCCGCCGTGTGAGAGGGACTGCCCGAGACGGACAGTGGGATGCCACACCAAGTGTGCGCCTTATCTGGAATACGAGGAAGCGAAACAGGCGGAATATCGGGCGAGAGAAGTTGAACGGAGCCGCGACGCCTACACTGCGGACGCGAAGAAACGGTGTAAGAGTGTGGAGAGATTACGGAAAGCGGGGTTGCTGAAATGAATCGGATTGCGCGGGTATTCCCAAGAAAGACGGCTGCATCGCCTACGGATACGCTAGCGTTCTTCGGTGCACCGACAATCGAGAATATCGCAGATTGTATCAAGGCTGAAGTTGAAGCGGTGCACATCTCTACAACCTTCACATGGGACATTCCACGTGCAGAAGATCTTTACTATGCGTGGCAAATCATCGGCGTGCCAGTTGAAGTAGGCGGCCCGGCATTTGATGACCGCATGGGTGATTTCACGCCGGGAATGTATCTCCGAGACGGCTATATCTTCACGTCGCGCGGCTGTACGAAGGAATGTTGGTTCTGCTCGGTTCCGCGCTGCGCACATGGCGTGATTCGAGAACTGCCGATCGTGAACGGATGGAACATCCTCGACGACAACATTCTCGGAACGTCCGAACACCATTTCCGGGCGGTCTGCGAAATGCTCAAGAGGCAGGAGCATCCGGCGATCTTCACCGGAGGACTGGAACCGTCCTTGCTTCAACAATGGCAGGCGGATTTGCTGCGGGAGGTAAAACCAAAGCGGCTTTACACAGCATACGACACAAAGGATGATCTGGAACCTCTGGTTGCGATGGGGCGAAAGCTACGCCTTGCGGGGTTCCGGCCAAAGAGCCACACCATGTGCTGCTATGTTCTTGTTGGATATGATGGGGACAGTTTTGAGGACGCGGAACTGCGGCTGGCACAGACCATGCAGGCCGGGTTTGTACCATACGCAATGCTTTTCCGGGATGAAGAAGGAAAAACGGACGCCGCATGGCGAAGGTTTCAACGCGAGTGGTGCAGGCCGATTATCACGGGGAAGAAATTCAACGAATATTGGTAGGAGGATCTGTAATGGACTTGGAACAGAGCGCGTTTGAGGCGCTGCGGTTTGCGTCGGCGCAGAGCTTGAAGCTCTATAAGCAGCCGCTTGTGATTACATACTCGGGTGGAAAGGACAGCGATGTGCTGCTCCGGCTGGCGGAAAACAGCGGTATTCCATTTGAAGTCCTACACTCCCTAACCACGGCAGATGCGCCGGAAACGGTCTATCATGTGCGGGACACATTCCGACGAATGGAGGAAAAGGGCGTAAAGTGCGCTATCGACGCGCACGTCCAGCCGGACGGGAAGCGCGTTACCATGTGGAATCTGATCCCCCAGAAGCTCATGCCGCCGACACGTCTTGTCCGCTACTGCTGCGCGATCCTCAAAGAGGGCGGCGGGAAAGGTCGGTTTATCGCCACCGGCGTTCGGTGGGACGAATCAGCAAAGCGCAAAAAAAGCCGCGGCCTGATCGAGGTACAGAACAAAGACGTTGGGAAGCGGCTGATCCTGATGAACGACAACGATGAAACACGGATGCAATTTGAAAATTGCCAAATGAAAGGCAAACGTGTTGTAAATCCGATTATTGGATGGGGCAACAAGGAGGTGTGGGACTACGCGGAGACTGAGAAGATCTGCATGAATCCGCTTTACAGCCTCGGGTTTATCCGAGTTGGGTGCATCGGCTGCCCAATGGCTGGGAAATGCCGAAAGATGGAGTTTGTGATGTACCCGAAGATCAGGCTGGCGTATATCCGGGCGTTTGACCGTATGTTGATTGAACGTAAAATACGATGTTTGCAAACATACGGCCTGGAAAACGGTTTGGATGTTTTCAACTGGTGGATGGAAAACGGCGTATTGCCGGGACAGGAAGTATTAGAAGAATTTCGGGAGGATTTGCTATGAATTTGAAACCGGAAGAACTGGTCAAGACGCTGCGGTGTATCGGCTGCCCGATGGCTGGAAAGCACCGGAAGATGGAATTTGAGAGATACCTAAAGATCAAGCTGGCGTATATCCGGGCATTTGATCGGATGCTGGAGGAACGCCGACGCCGTGGCAAGATGGGCTGCCGGGATGCGATGGGGCGATAATGGATTGGATATATTTAACTGGTGGATGGAAAATGATGTGCTTCCGGGACAGGAAGTATTAGAAGAATTTCGGGAGGATTTGCTATGAATTTGAAACCGGAAGAACTGGTCAAGGCGCTGCGGTGCTGCGCAGAGGGCGATTGCTGGTGCTGCCGTCTACACAATGACGCGCATCGCTGCCAGGAGACTTTACTTGGCTCCGCTGCTGAGCTGATCGAGCGGCTGGAAAAGGAGAAAGCGGCGCTGATAAACACGATAAGAGGATTCTGCCGGCACTGCAAAAACGTTGATGTCGATGAGAATTGCTGCCGCGCATGGGTTGGGTGCTCAATCTGTAGCAAAGATTGCCCCTGCGCAGGATGCCGAAAAGGAAGCAAATGGGAATGGAAAGGAGTGGACGAGGAATGAGACTTACAACGGATTCGCCGAAAAATAACGTCGAGATGGCTCTTAATCTGTTTTTCGTCAAGGACAAGGAAGTCTGGGTGCGCGGATACGGGAAGGACGACGCAGACATCAGCCTGTTCGACCTGTCGCGGGATCTGACCAGATGGAACTGCCCGTATGTGGACTTGGATATCTCGGATGATTCCTTCTCGATGATGATGGCCGAATGGCTCTGGGAAGATGTTGAATCGTTCGAGCACGTTTTGGCTCTGCTCTATCAGGCAGCGTGGGCGTGCGCAGAACTGCGCGAACACTTGAAACAGTTTGAGGACAAGGAGGCCGCCGATGGAACGACTGAAAGCCTATGAGGACAATGACACGTCCAGAATTGAGCGAGCACACAACCTGCATGTGGCTGACAAAGAGGGCCGCGTGATTGTCCTGCCGTGCAAGGTGGGCGCGAATATGATTGATAGTACATTTTTAGAGCATCCACGCATTATGAAGAATGTCCGTCCGGCTGTTGAGTATGAGATGCGCGGAATCATATTCAATATGTCGCTGCAAAATTTTGAAGCTGCGGTTAAGGGTGGCGTTGTAACGGCTGTCAGCGAAGAAGCTGAAAAGGCGCTGGCGGAAATGGAGGGAAAATGATGGTAAAAAGAATCTGCGACCGATGCGGAGCCGAAATAAGCCCTACAAGTTCGGCAACGTATGTAAACGTAAGGGGCGCATATCGCGAAAACACGGGAGACGTCGAGCTTTGCTGTTCATGCGGGATGCGCATTCGTGAATGGCTAAAACCGATCGAGGAGGACAAGAAGGATGGCTGACGAATATATCAGGCGCGCAGAGGCGTTGGAAATTACAACGCGGACGTGCGGGGATTATGCTGCGGCGTATGCAGAAATCTGGAAGCTTCCCGCCGCCGACGTTGCGCCGGTGGTGCGCTGCAAGGACTGCCAGAACTGGAAGCGAAACGTCGGTCTTACCGATAGCCCGAATGGGCACTGTTTCGAGCACGATATTGATACCAACGGACGGGATTTCTGCTCCTATGGGGAGCGGATGCGCAGGCGAAGCGGGAAGCGGAGAAGCTGATTTGCGAGAACCGGAAACGGCTGGTGACGCCGAGTTGTGAGGGGGAACGAGGGATGGAAGGTGAATGAAAGCGCCGCTGACTGGGGCCTTGTTTTCGATACGCTGCTGCTGATAGCGTTTCTTCAGGAAGACGCGGAAACGCCGGAGGCTGCGGCGGAGAAATTCGCGAAGAAACTCCTTGACATTCCGGAGAATGTAGACCTTTTCGCGGAAACGCCGGAAGAACGGCGCGCACGGAGTGACAAGTGGTATGCTCAAGAATGGGAGAAAATCAAGCATTGGGATGATGCCAGGAATCTTGGGCACGATTTGAGGGGGATAATACAGTGACAAAGGATGGCTTTGGGCGAAAAGAAACGGATTTCTGCTCCTATGGGGAGAGAAAGGACAACGATGAACACTGAAATCACACTGTTGAAGTGGCCGGGGGAAGAAGATTGGATGTTTGCCAAGAGCTGCGCGCTGGTCACGATTGGGAAGCACTCGGGAAAAGCACCGGACATGGAATGGAAGCACAAGATGCTCCGGGCGAAGCACAGTCCGATCCGGACGCTGAACTTCGCGTTTTATCTTCACAACGTTCCGTACTACGTCAGCACACACCTTGCGCGGCACGTCCATTCTGTCCCGTTCATCAAAAGCCAGCGCAATGACCGCCAGAGCGACTATGACAGGAACGCAGCGCGGCAGGACGAGCCGGTCGACATGATCTGGTATATGAACGCGGAAGAGCTCTTAACGGTCGCAAGCAAGCGCCTGTGCCGCAAGGCAGACGAAACGACGCGCGGGATTGTGAAGCTGATGTGCTGTCTGGTGGCAGACCTCTGCCCGGAGTTCCGCGGATTGATGGCTCCGCCGTGTGCGTTTATGTACGAGTGCCCGGAAATGGAGCCGTGCAAGGAGGGACAGGCATGACGTACATGGAGGCATGGAAGCTGATGGCTCCGCAGCTCCGACCGGAGACGGACGAGCAGATCAATGCGTACATCATGCTTTTTGGAGCGGTAAAAATAGCGAGTAAGAAGGAGGAGCAGCATGGAAAAGCTGGCAAAGCGGATCAGGAGCAGCAACCAACAGTACTTTGATGCCGGTGTGGACGCCGGGACGCAGAAGGCGTGCGACCTTCTTCTGGTGGCGGCCTATGAGTGCGGTTTCGTCCGCACGCCCGAAAAGGCGAAGAAGCTGATGGAGACTTTGACGCAGCTGGAATCCGAGTACGGCGTCGCATGGCAGTGCAGGCCGGAATCCGACGAAGCGATTGCGAGAATCGACTATGTGCTGCAAAAGGTCTGCGGCGGGTACTTCCAGCCGTTCTTTGAGCGGAACGAGCTGATAAAGGACTGGTGGGACAGATGATATGCAGCTGTGGCGGAAAGTTTTACTCGCTGGAAGTCCGGCCTTACAAAAAGAACGGCATACTGCAACGGAGACGGTACGAATGCCGGAAATGCCACAAGGTGATCTCTGTTGCGGAGGTCGACGAGAAGGAATACAAGGAGATCAAGGAGAAAATCACGGAGCTGGAAATCAAGCTCTACGCGGTCAGAAAGGAATTGAAAAACTGCTATGAAAATTGTTTTGGAGCCGTGGGCGATCATGCCGACACGGGCGCATGAGTTCGACGCGGGGCTTGATTTGTATGCACCGCACGACGCGACAATTCGCTCGAAACAAAGCTGCCGATTTAGTACGGGCGTACATATCCAGCTGCCGCAAAACACGGTTGGCTTCCTAAAAAGCAAGAGCGGGTTGAATGTCAATCACAGCCTTACCAGTGAAGGGGTAATAGACTGTGGTTATACGGGGAGCATCGTGGTCAAGCTCTACAACCACTCGGATCGTTCGTACCGGGTGCGGAAGGGTGATAAAATCTCTCAGCTTGTGATCCTGCCCTGTCTGCTGCCGGAACTGGAAGTGGTGGATTCTCTGGAAGACACCGAGCGAGGAACCGACGGGTTCGGGAGCACGGGGAGATAATGGAAGATATTACAAAACAGGAATATTCCGCGTGGCTGGAAGAATCTCTGAAAACTGTGTTGGAATTCAAGCCCTCTTCAATTTGCATTGTTGCTACCGCAGAAGATGGGACAACGAAGACGGGGTATTACAACGCAACAGGGCAAGACAAAGCTGTGTTTGCGGCGAATATCTTGAGTGACGTTGTAATGGACATTATCAAGGTCAACGCGGATGTAATCAAAGGAATCTTGGAAGGTGACAGTGATGAAGAACTGTAATAGCTGTGAATTCTGCATCGCGTGGTGGTGCGATCTCTATGAACGGTTTCTGGATTCGGATGAGAGTGGGCCGCTGCCGTGCGAGGAATGTTTGAAGAGCGGAGGAGAGATAACTTGATTATCGATATTCTAAATATCTTGGTGTTGATTGAGTGGGCGGCGCTTGGGATCGCGGTTTACATCAAGGCAAAGGGCCTGCACATAAGAGCACAACGAATGCTTGATTCTCTTGATGATGATGCGGAGGAAGTCGATGGAGCAGCAACAAATTAACACGGTATTCCCTGTGAGGCTTAAAAGGCTGCGGGAGAGGCGCCGAATCTCACGAAAGGTACTAAGCGAGTGCTGCGGGATGTCCAAAAACGTCATAAGCCAGTACGAACGCGGAGACCGCGAACCGACAGCCTCATCCCTCGCGCAGATCGCGGATTTTTTTGAAGTGTCAACGGACTACCTTTTGGGGCGGCAAAATTTCCTTTAACCCACTATTGTGGGCATTTTGAGAAGAATATATGCGATAATGTAACCGTAGGGGCTTGACGACCCCCTACGGTTTCTTCCTTCACCGGCTACGCAGCGGAATCTGCGGAACCTCCTTAGCAACTGGGACTTTGACCTTCTGGCCGAGGAGCTGTCTGGACTTGACCTGTCGGCTTTTGACTTTGACTGGGGACTTCGCGACGAGCTAAACCACTCTGTTGTGGAGGATGATTATGATCCTGTTCTTCCTGCGGAGCCAAAAAGCAAGATTGGTGATGTGTACCAACTCGGGAACCATCGCTTGATGTGCGGAGATAGTACGTCCTTGACGGACGTACAAAGGCTTGTTGGGGAGGCAAAAATCGATCTTCTTCTCACCGATCCTCCGTACAATGTGATGCTTGGCATGGACGAAACGCCGGAGGAGGCAAAAAAGAGAAATAGGCGGACGGATGGGAAGACTGTTGCCAACGATAAAATGGAAGATAAGGAGTTCCGGCAGTTTCTGACGGATGCCTTCTCCAATGCGGCGATGGTTATGAAACCTGGCGCACCGTTTTACATTTGGCACGCCGATAGCGAAGGGTATAACTTCCGCGGGGCGTGCAGAGACGCAATGCTCCGAGTAAGGCAGTGCTTGATTTGGGTGAAAAACAGCATGGTCATGGGGCGGCAGGATTACCAATGGAAGCATGAACCTTGTCTCTATGGCGAGAGCGAGATTGAAGAGGACGAGCACGAGCCGTGCTTGTATGGATGGACGGAAGGCCATAAGCACTATTTCTTCAAAAACCGCAGGCAGACCACTGTTCTCAATTTTGATAAGCCGGTGAGATCGGCAGAGCATCCAACCATGAAACCGATTAAGCTGTTTGACTATCAGATGCAGTGCTCGAGCAAACCGGGCGAGAATGTTCTTGACCTGTTTGCTGGTTCTGGCACAACGATCATGGCAGCAGAGCAGAACGAGAGACACGCATATTGCATGGAGTTTGACCCGAAGTATGCCGATGTCATTATTGATCGGTGGGAGAAATTCACAGGAGAAAAGGCGGTATTGCTCCATGACGATTGAAGAAGCGCAGGCGATCATTGATAAGACAAACAGCCCGTACTTAAAGCGGGACATGGAGAAATTCATCAAACGCCAGCGAAGGAAGGAGGGCGTATATGGCAAGGCCGAAAAAGGAGATAGATCAAAAGCAGTTCGAGAATCTATGCGGCCTGCAATGCACGCTTGAGGAAATCTGCGGATGGTTCGGTGTAGCAGATAAAACGCTTGAGGCATGGTGCAAACGCACCTATGGCGCTGGTTTTTACGAAGTTTTCAAACAAAAGCGCGGAGCCGGGAAAATATCGCTCAGAAGAAGCCAGTGGAGATTGGCGGAGAAAAATGCAAACATGGCAATCTGGCTCGGGAAGCAGTATCTAGGCCAGAAGGACAACCCGGAGGAATCGGTCGATATGGAGGACACTGCCGCGTATTTGGCGGAGGCGGGCATCAAATGATTACGCAGACGCTTCATCCGGCGTTCGGCGAGAAGCATAAGGCATATATCGCGGCGGCGACGCGGGCGACGATTTCCGTAGCGGAGGGCGCTGTCCGTGCCGGTAAGACCATCGACAACATTGCGGCATTTGCCTATTTGATCGAGAAAGGGACGCCTGACCGCATCCACCTTGCGACAGGTTCCACAGCGGCAAACGCGAAACTGAATATCGGGGACGCGAACGGCTACGGATTGGAGTATCTTTTCCGTGGCCGCTGCCGGTGGACGAAGTATAAGGGAAATGAAGCACTGGTTATCCGCTCACATAAGCGGGATTACGTTGTGATATTCGCGGGCGGCGCGAAAGCGGACAGCTTCAAGAAGATTCGCGGCAACTCCTATGGGATGTGGATAGCAACCGAGATCAACCTTCACCATGAGGATACAATCAAGGAAGCATTCAACCGGCAGCTCGCGGCGCAGATTCGGCGGGTGTTTTGGGATTTGAACCCATCGGCACCCGGCCATTGGATATATGAGCACTACATCGACAAATTCCCGGAGAGCATGGGCGTGCGGTACAACTACCAGCATTTCACCATCCGGGACAATGCGACGATCACGCCGCAGCGGTTGGCGGAAATTGAAGCGCAGTACGACACGGGCAGTATTTGGTATCGCCGGGACATCCTCGGTGAGCGGTGCATTGCGGAGGGTTTGATCTATCCCATGTTCGGAGAGCAGTGTATCACGGACGAGGAACCGGACAGCGGCGAGTGGTACATCTCCATCGACTACGGCACCATGAATCCCTTTTCGGCTGGTCTGTGGCGTGTTGGGAATGGTCGTGCCGTCCGTGTGAATGAGGTCTATTACAACGGGCGCGAGCTGAAGAAGCAGAAAACGGACGAGGAATATTGTGATATGGTGGCGGCGCTGGCGGGCGCACGCGCCGTTTCTGCGGTGATTGTTGACCCGTCTGCGGCGTCGTTTATCGAGGCGCTACGGCGGCGCAGCGGGTTCAAGGTGCGGCAAGCGAACAACGATGTTGCAAACGGAATCCGCTGTGTGGCTGATTATCTGCTTAACGGGAAAATCATAATCCATCGTCGGTGCGCCGCTACAATCCGAGAGTTCGGCCTATACCGCTGGGACGAGAAGCAGGAAAACGACAAACCCATAAAAGAGAACGACCACGCGATGGACGAAACACGCTATTTTGCCATGACGGTTCTGCGGCGGGCGTTTAAGCCGCATGAATGGATTCCAGATTTGGCGTTATGAGGTGAGAAATGAAAACATATCAGGATTTTTTAGAGATCGCCGAAAAGGGCGAACAGGCGCGGATGGATTTTGTGATATCTGCGATTGATTCGTACAAAGCAACGGACTTGTATAAGACGGCACTGACAGCTCGGGAATATGATGAGCACAGAAACGTGACAATCATGAACTATCAGAAGCTCCTTTATACGCTGTCCGGGCAGGCGATACCGGACAATTATTCCGCAAACTATAAGCTCCGCAGCAATTTCTTTTCGGCGTTTGCCACGCAGGAGACGCAATATTTGCTCGGGAATGGAGTAACGCTGAAAGATGCAAGCCACAAGGAACGGCTCGGGCCAACGTTTGACAATCGACTTCAGGATATCGGGCACGATTCGATTGTTGCTGGCGTGGCCTATGGCTTTTGGAATCTCGACCACCTTGAAACGTTTACAGCGCTCGAGTTTGTGCCGCTGCTCGACGAGGAAACCGGCGCTTTACGCGCGGGAATCCGATGGTGGCAGGTGTCCAGTGATAAACCGCTCCGTGCGACGCTTTTTGAAGTCGATGGATTCACGCAGTACATCCGCCGGAAGGGGAAGCAGATGGAAGTGCTCAAGCCGAAGCGCGGCTATGTGGCGGTTGTGGCGTCCTCGGTGGTCGATGGGACGGAGATTATGGAATACCGGAACTATCCCGGATTCCCGGTCATCCCGATGTATGCGAATCGCGCGAAACAGTCTGAGCTTGTCGGCATGCGGGAGAAAATTGACTGTTATGATCTCATTTCTTCCGGATTTGCAAACACCGTGGATGAAGCGTCTATTATTTATTGGACGATCTCCAATGCTGGCGGCATGGATGAAATCGATATGGCGAAGTTTAAGGATTCCATGCGCAAGCTCGGCGTTGCGATGGTCGATGACGAGGGGGCAAAGGTTGATGCCCACACGCTGACAGTTCCGGTCGACGCGCGAGAATCACTTTTGAATCGCCTAAGTGACGATCTATACCGCGATGCGCAAATGCTCGATGTGAAATCGCTTCAGGGCGGACAAAAAACAGCGACGGAGATTCGCGCGGCATATCAGCCGATGGACAACAAGGTTGATCAGTTTGAATATTGCGTGCGGGACTTCCTGCACCTTCTTTTTGAGATCGTCGGAATTGATGATGAGCCGTCCTTCGTCCGGTCAAAGATCGTCAACCAGCTCGAGGAAACACAGATGGTTCTTATGGCGGCGGCATATTTGGATGATGAAACCATTCTGAATAAGCTGCCGTGGTTGACGCCGGACGAAGTTGAGAAGATCATGCAACGAAGAGAAAACGCGGATATTTCCAGAGAAGACTTTGATGACGGAGGTGGCAACGATGAAATCCAAGATCAGGAATGATTTGGCCGTGACTGTCGATGGTGTCGATCTCACAACGATTTCGAAACCAGAGTTCTACGTCCGTCAGGCAAATAAGTTTTTTCAGTACACCCCTGAAATTGTGGACGAAAAAACGATGGTTGTCCGCATCCCGTTTGAGGATGCAATGCAGCTGACACCAAAGAAAATTGTGAATGGCCTGAAATCTCCGCCGTGCATGGTACAATTCGCATTTACAAGGGAAAATGGCACACCGGACTATTCAGAAAAACTTGAGGTTGACGTGGAAGACCTCCTGAAAACGGAGGGGTACCAATGATCCGACTGCAAGTAAAGGGAAAACCCATCAATTTGCGCATCGACCCTGCCCAAATAGTGCAAGTAGCAGGCGGCAAGCCTTATAAGGGCGAATACACGGTCATCCCGAAGGCCAACGCGCCGACTGTCCTTGAGACCGCCGGAAAGACGCTCAACAAGGACGTGACCGTCACCAAAATTCCGTATTACGAAACATCCAATCCCACTGGGGACACAGTTTATATTGCATCGGAGGTATAAAAATGGGTAAAAGCAAGATCATCTACGGCGGCACTGTCCTGATCGACTTGACTGCCGACACCATCGCGGACGGAAAAGTCCTTCTCGGCTACAAGTTCCACGGCCCGGACGGCGAGATCCACACAGGCTCCTGCACGTTCGATCTCGACACCTCGGGCGCAACGGTCAAGGCATCGGAAGTCCTCATCGGCAAGACGGCAGGCGCGCGCGGCACAATGATCACGGGCGAGATGCCGAACAACGGCGCAGTCGCCGCGAAGATCAGCACGGTCAATGGCGAGTATATCGTCCCGCTGGGCTATCACGACGGCTCCGGCAAGTGCGTCATCGACCCCGACGAGGCAGCGAAGATCATTGCGGCCAACATCAAAAAGGGCGTGACCATCCTCGGCGTCGAGGGCACATACGGCGGCGAGGCCATCAACGTCCAGACCAAGACGGTCGATCCGCTGACCACGGCGCAGACTATCATCCCGGATGAGGGTTATGATTATCTGTCTCAGGTGGTCGTCAACGCCATCTATTACAACGAGGCGGACAATTCCGCTGGCGGTAAGACCGTCACCATCGGCAAGGCCGCGGAGGTTTGATATGGGCGTAAGTAAAGTCGATTTCGCGGGGAATACGCTGGTCGACCTGACGGGAGACAGCGTTACCCCGGCAACGCTCAAAAAGGGCGAGACGGCTCACAATGCTGCCGGAGAGCAAATCGTAGGGACTATGGAGGCTGGCAGCACTACACCCGGAGCACCCGGCGACATCACGTTTTACGACTACGATGGCACGATTGTCACGTCTTGGACGCTGGAAGAACTAGCAACAAAGACAGCGCTACCAGATTATCCATCGCATGCGGGGCTTATCTGTCAGGGCTGGAACTGGGCGCTTGCTGATCTTAAGACCACCAATCGCAAGATGAACGTCGGCGCGATGTACATCACAGATGACGGCAAAACCCGTATCTATATCCGTCTGGAAGAAGGGCGCACATCTCCAATGCTTGGCGTTTGTCCGAATGGCACTGTCAGCGTGGACTGGGGCGATGGAACGACGCAGGACACGCTGACGGGCACGAGCGAAACGACCCCACAATGGACGCCCAATCATGCTTATGCCGCACCGGGCGAGTATGTGATTAAGCTGACGGTTGATGGAACGATGGGCTTGAATAGCGACTCTGAAGATGAATCGTATAGTTCAATTCTTCGGTATTCATCTGGTTCCGACACTCGTAATTCCGTTTACCAAAACAGTGTACAGAAAATCGAACTTGGAAACGGTATAACAGGTATTGGCAATCAGGCGTTTCGCAATTGCCGTTCCCTTGCATCGATTACAATTCCAAGCGGTGTAACAAGCATTGAAATTTCTGCGTTCTACTATTGCTGTCCCCTTGCATCAATTACAATTCCTGATGGTGTAACAAGTATCGGAGATAGTGCGTTCAGCGAGTGCAGCTCCCTTGCATCGATTACAATTCCAAATGGGGTAACAAGCATTGGAGGTTCTGCGTTTTACAATTGTAGGTCTCTTGCGTCGATTACAATTCCTGATGGAGTAACAAGTATCGGACGTCAGACGTTCTACTATTGCTATTCCCTTGAATCGATTACAATTCCTGATGGAGTAACAGACATTGGAAATTATGCGTTCGATGATTGCGTCTCCCTTGCATCGATTACAATTCCAAATGGAGTCACAACCATTAAAAGTTCCGCGTTCGCTAATTGCGAATCCCTTGCGTCGATTACAATTCCAAATGGGGTAACAAGCATTAAAACTTATGCGTTCTACTATTGTGGCGGTATTGCTTTTTATGATTTCAGCAATCACACGTCAGTACCGGCCCTTTCAAGCACCACTGCTTTCCAAGAAATCGCCGCAGACTGTCAAATCCGTGTTCCAGCGGCACTTGTGGATACATGGAAAGCAGCTACAAACTGGTCAACCTATGCAAGCTATATCGTGGGGGTGTAAAAATGATTCAAAGAGAATTTTATGCACAGCGTAAGGATGGTGTAAAGCTATACCGTACCTATTCTGATGCAGGAATGATGATTCGACAGAATGAGACTGGCGTGGAATATACAGAGGCTATCGATGTTGAGGACGCACCATATACCTACACGGAGACGGAAACGCCGATTGAAACGCCGGAGATGACTACAGAAGAACGTTTGCAAGACGCTGAGACGGCACTAGGAATCATATTTGGGGAGGCGGAATGATGACCTATACAGAAAGGGCCAGAGCGCTGCGCCCCTATATCGTCAAGGCTTCGGCCAGCCTGACGGATGCGGACGCCGTGAAGGCAAAGGAGCTGTATGACCGCTGGGCGGCAGGAATGTCCGTGGAGGTCAACGACCGGCTGGTCTATGCAGACAGGCTCTATCGCGTGACACAGGCCCACACGACACAGGAGGGCTGGGAGCCGGACAAAGTCCCGGCGCTGTTTACCGTCATCGACGAGACCCACGCGGGCACACAGGACGACCCCATCCCCGCCGCGAAGGGCATGGAGTACACCTACGGCCTGTATTACACCGATCCGGAGGACGGCAAGCTCTACCTCTGCGAGAGGACAGGGGAGCAGGCCGGCGGCAAGGTGACGCTGCAGTTTTTGCCCCATGAGCTGGTGGGATTGTACTTTACGGAAGTGTAATAACGGAGGCGTGCGGTGGACTACGGGCATAAAATGACGGACAAAGAGCTTCAGAAGCTCGAAAAAAAAATTTCATCTGCTTACCGTTCCGCACAGCGCGAACTTGATAAAACCATCAAGGAATATTTCGAACAATTCCGTCTGCGGGACGAAGCAGAGAAAAAACGTGTTGAGGCTGGAGAGGTTACGCAGCAGGAATACACACAATGGAGGCTGGCACAAATAGGGCGCGGAAAACGATTTTCGGCGCTTCGCGATAAATGTGCAGAGAGAATCACGAAAGCACATGAGATCGCCGTTGCGTATGTCAACGATGCGACACCGGGCATCTATTCGCTGAACCGGAATTATTCGGCGTATCAGATCGAGCAGACAGGCGCGAACGTGGATTTTACCTTGTGGAATGAAGCCACGGTGCGGCGGCTCCTTATCGAGAATCCAGAACTTATGCCATACTACCCACCCAAACGGGCCGTAAAGCGCGGCATTGATCTTGCGTATGGGCGCAGGCAGATCACGGCCAGCGTGACAAGTTCCATCCTGCAAGGGAAGAGCATCGGCGGGATCGCGGACGATCTCCAATCCAGAATCTATACAATGGATAGAGAATCTGCAATCAGAACAGCAAGAACAGCTGTAACTGGTGCGCAGAATGCGGGGCGTCAGGATGCGTGCGAGGCCGCACACAAAATGGGGATCGAAATAAAGAAGCAGTGGGTCGCCACGCTTGACGGAAGAACGCGTCGTTCGCATGCGCATCTCGACGGAGAGACGGTTGACTATGATGATGTTTTTTCAAATGGTTGCCGCTTTCCCGGTGACCCGCGTGGAAAGCCTGCAGAGGTTTATAATTGCCGTTGCCGTATGATCCAGCTTGTGAACGGCGTAGAGTTCCGCGCAAAACGTCGCATCCGTGACGAAAATGGTCGAAATGTCGTCGTGGATAATATCACATACAAGGAATGGGAGCGGATGAAGAAAAATGGAAGCGGACAGTCTGCAAATCGAAATCGATGATCACAGCGAAGAAGTTCGACAGGGAATTTCAGAAGCTCTGCTCCGCGCACTTGAAACATGCGGGATTCAGTGCGAATCATACGCCGCGATGCTCTGCCCTGTTGACACTGGCGCGCTCCGCAACAGCATAACGCATCAAGTATATCCGTCGGAAAAGGCCGTGCATATCGGGACGCCGCTTGAATATGGCGCGTATGTTGAACTCGGCACGGGAATCTATTACGACGGAGGCAGGCAAACGCCGTGGGCGTATCAGGATGCGAAAGGAAACTGGCATTACACGCGCGGCAATAGAGCGCAGCCTTTTTTAAAGCCTGCGCTATCCGATCACGCCGACGAATATAGATCAATCATCACAAGTGCGCTAGAAAATGCAGAATAACCTTAAAAGTTTCCGTGCGCCCACAACTGTGGGCGTTACGGACTTTTTTTGCATTAAAATGATAGGAGTAAATGGTAAACACCGCGAAGTAATGCGGTTTTTATACAACAGTCGTGCCGAGGAACCGGCACCGAAGAAAAGGAGACTGAAAATGGCACTTACCCGAAAACTCCTTAAAGGCATGGGGCTGACGGAGGAACAGATGGACACCATCATTGAGGCACACTCCGACACAGTCGATGGCCTGAAAGGCGAGCTGTCGAAGTACAAGGCGGACGCCGAAAAGCTCCCCGGCGTGCAGAAGGAGCTGGAAGACCTGAAAGCCAAAGGTGACGATGGTTGGAAGGATAAGCACGACAAAGTCAAAAGGGAATTTGACGAGTACAAGGCAGAGCAGACGAAAAAGGAAACTAGAAGCGCGAAGGAATCCGCGTATCGTGAACTTTTGAAGGCTGCCGGTATCAGCGACAAACGTCTCGACGCGGTTATGCGCGTTACTGACCTGGACACGGTCGAACTGGAAGACGGAAAAATTAAAGGCGCTGATACGCTGAAATCGTCCATCGAGAAAGAATGGGCCGATTTTATTGTAAAAACTGATCAAAAAGGCGCGGACACAAAGAACCCGCCCAATAACGTTGGAGGCGAGACGATGACCAGAGCGGAAATCGCGGCGCTGCCGGACAGAGAGGCCCGCAGAGAGGCACGTCTCAAGCTCCTGCAAAACGAACAGTAAAGGAGACTGTATATGGCTGAAACTAACCTTATCAAGAAAAATGATCTTGCGCGTGAGCGCGAAATGGAGTTTGTCGATCAGTTCGGCTATTCCATCAAGAAGCTCGTCGAGGCGCTCGGCGTGACCAGAAAGATTCCGAAGCAGGCTGGTACCGTGCTCAAAGCCTACAAGGCCAGCGGTACTTTGCAGAGCGGCGATGTCGGTGAGGGCGAGACCATCCCGCTGTCTCATTACAAAGTCGAGCCTGTGAACTATGCTGAGATCACCCTCAAAAAGTGGCGCAAGGCCACGTCCGCCGAGGCAATCACCGATCGCGGTTACGATCAGGCGGTCGAAATGACTACTACCGAAATGCTCCGCGATGTGCAGCGCAGCATCCGTAAGAGCTTTTTCGATTTCCTCGCGACCGGCTCCGGCGCTGTGTCCGGTAAGGACTTCCAGAGCGTGCTTGCGCAGGCGTGGGGCAACCTTCAGGTGCTCTTTGAGGACGACGAGATCGGCGCGGTCTACTTCCTCAATCCGCTGGATGTCGCAGACTATCTGGCGAGCGCGAACATCACGCTTCAGACCGCGTTCGGCATGACCTACGTCGAGAACTTCCTCGGCCTCGGCACGGTGATTCTCAATTCCAGCGTCCCGAAGGGCAAGATTTACGCCACCGCGAAGGACAACATCGTCCTCTACTACATCCCGGTCAATGGTGCCGACCTCAACGAAGCATTTGCGTTTACTTCCGACGCGACCGGATATATCGGTATCCATGAGCAGCCGGACTATACCAACATGACCGCCTCTGACACGGTAGTCAATGGTATGGTGCTGTTTGCAGAGCGCCTTGATGGTGTTGTTGTCGGCTCGATTGACAACGGTACACTTGGTGCGCTGACCGTGACGTCCGCAGCTGGCACCGCTACCGGCGACACGAAGCTGACTGTTTCCCCGGCGAAGGCCGCAAAGGGCAACAAGTACAAGTATAAGTCGGCGGAAACCACGGCTCCCATCGTTGTATACGGAGAGAACGTGCAGAGCTGGAATGACTGGGATGGCAAGTCTGATCTCACCATCACGAGCGGCCACAAGGTCACTGTTGTTGAGTGCGATGGCAACTTCCACGCGCTGAAATCCGGCAACGCAACCGTTACCGTAAAGTAATTTAGGAGGGGCGCAATGCTGACAGAATTATGCGGACATTTGAGGAATTGGTTTGACCGTGAACGGTATGCCGGAACCTTCACCGTAGAAAATGGCAGTATTGCGCTTCCTTTTCTTCGGGAAGGACAGTATTTTAGGATTCTTGGCTCGACGTTCAACGACGGTGTGCATCAATACCCAGCCTATGGTCTAACGGACGAGGCGTTTGACGGCGCTGTGTGGGCACTTGCAATACCGCCGTCCGTCTTGGCCCTTGACGCAGAAATCGAGGCATGGCAGGACAAGAACGGCGACACAGCAGCGTCACCGTATAGCTCGGAATCGTTCGGCGGGTATTCTTACTCACGGGCGACGGATGAGAAAACTGGCGGCGCAGTGACGTGGCAGAGCGCATTCCGCAGCAGATTGAATCAGTGGAGGAAATTATGAGCCTTTTGAATGACTTCGCCCGCCCTTGCGTGCTCATGGAGAAACACAGGGAGCCGGACGGTGCTGGTGGATATGTTACCACATGGACGGAGGGCGCGGCGTTTTCGAACTATCAAGCGCTGGACACGTCGATGGAAGCTCGCCGTGCGGAGAAAGAGGGCGTTACAAGCGTCTACTCGGCGCTCGTTGACAAGGCTGTGCCGATTGAGTACGGCGACTATTTCCGGGACACAGAAACCGGTACGACGTACAGAGTAACGTCAAACCCGGAAGAAAAGCAAGCGCCGCGCTCCGCGAGTTTCGCCCTGAAATATTTTACGGCGGAAAGGAAAGAGTTACCGGCATGACGAAAGATAAAGCATTACACGCATGGTTCGGCCAGTTTCTCCCCGCCTATCCGGCGTCCTCCGTGCCGGGGGACGCCGTTTTTCCGTGGTTGACCTATGATCTTATTCTCGGAGCGTGGGACAGCGGAGAAGCATCAATCACGGTAAACCTCTGGTATTACACCGAGAGCGAAGCAACCCCAAATGCAAAGGCACAGGAGATTGCGGACGCTATTGGAATGGGAGGCGTTTTTGTTTCTTGCGACGAGGGCGCGATTTGGCTGAAACGCGGCACTCCGTGGTGTCAGGCGATTAAAGACGATTCTGAGCCAAACGTCAAACGGCGGTATCTCAATATCACCGCCGAATTTATCACACCAAACTGAAAGGACTGATTTTATATGGCAAAGTTTACGAAAATCCCCGCCGATACGTTCAAACAGCTTCAGATCAATGCGGGCATCATTCTAAAAGATTTCACCCCGGCTTCTGGCACGTTCAAAGCCGCTGACCAGCTCGGCGCGACAACCGGAGGTGTCACGTTCACCGCTACGCCGACGTTTTCCGATTATGGTGATGACGTTGACAACTGCCCCAAGAATATGAAGGAACTGAAGCGTCAGGAATCCATTGAGGCGAAGGCCAGCGGCACGTTTGTCACCATGTCCACCGCCGTTGCGAAGTCTCTGATTGCTACGGCGGACATTGACGCACAGGATTCTACGAAGATCGTTCCGCGCCTTGATTTGGCCGATTCTGATTTCGATGATCTTTGGATCGTCGGTGACTATTCTGACAAAAACGGCGAGCAGAAGGGCGGCTTCATCGCAATCCACATGATGAACGCACTCTCTACCGGCGGATTCCAGATGAAAACCAGCGACAAGGCAAAGGGCCAGTTTGCGTTTGAGTACACGGCACACTTCGCGATGGCGGAGCAGACCAAAGTCCCGTATGAAATCTACATCAAGGCTGGCGAGGCGGACGCATAAGGAGGAAACATGAAACTTTCTGAACTGAGTACGGATCGCGCGGCGGATGTGCTGTGCGAGATTTCCGTTTTCCTGCTCAATATCACGAGCGACGAGGATGTCATCACATCTCTGAAACTCAACACAAAGGAAGCGAAAACCGTTGCAGAGAAATATGCAATGGCGGCAAATCGCGTCAGCCAGTGGGTGCCGATGCTTCTGAAAAACCATAGAGAAGACGTGTTCGGCATCCTTGCAGTTTTGAACGAAAAAAATGTCGATGACATCCGGGAGCAGAAGATCGTGGAGACACTGCGGCAAATCAGGGAAATCGCGCAGGACAAGGAATTCATTGATTTTTTCTCATCGTGCGTATCGGAGGGGAAAGAGTAACACTCTCCCTTCTGGATGCGCCGAAAATTTCAGCGCCCGCACTCATTCGACTCCTTCCCGTTTTGATTCGGCAGCGGAGGGAAAAGTGGTTGTTTGATGATTATATGTCGCGCTGTGCCAGAGTTTTAACAGAGAACACTGCAAAACTTGTGGGCGGACGGTATATGCAGTCGGATCTTGATGAAATATTGCGTCCGAAGAAAGAAGACACGCGCTCTTGCGAGGAAATTACAGCTGATATTGTGCGGCGGTGTGGATTGGTGGTGGAAGAATGAATTTACTGGATATTGTGGTGAAGATCACCGCTGATTCATCAGGCGTGGATGATGGAATGGATTCCGCGAAGAAGAAAACAACATCATGGAAGAACAACGTCGAGAAAGCGTCAAAAATGACTGCGAAAAGTTTCGCGGCAGCGCAAACAGCAATCACGAAGGTTGTTGATGTAATCGGGAAAGTGATTGAGAGCACGAGCGAGTACATCGTGGCGCAGGGCAAACTAAATACTGCATTTGAAACCGCTGGATATAGTGCTGAGACGGCACAGGAGGCTTACACTGGCCTTTACAAAATCCTCGGTGACACGGATACCGCCACAGAAACAGCGCAGCTCATGGCGAAACTGGCACGCAACCAAGAAGATTTCGCAACGTGGACGAATATCGCCGCTGGTGTAAACGGCACGTTCGGTGATTCGCTTCCCATCAACGGACTTATTGAGGCCGCAAACGAGACGGCAAAGGTTGGACAGGTTACGGGCGTTCTGGCGGATGCGTTGAACTGGGCCGGTATTTCCGAGGATGACTTCAATGAATCACTTGCGAATTGCTCCGGCGAGGCGGAGCGGAACAGCTTGATCATGAATACTCTGTCCGGTACATATTCCGATGCGGCGGATTCTTTCTACAAAAATAACGAGCAAGTAATCAAATCACGCGAAAATCAGGTGAAGCTGCAGGAATCGACCGCGAAACTCGGCGAGAAGTTCCAAGAACTGAAAAACAATTTCCTCGATAAACTGACCCCAACATTCATCACGGTTATGGATGCAGGCATGCAGTTTATCGATAAAGTCTCAAAGGCCCTTGACGATTCTGGCCTCATTGAGGCAATCGGATCGATCCTCGAAATTGCAGTTGGATTGCTCGACCCGCTCGCAGATCTGATCGTGACTTTCCTCCCGGCATTGAAGGTTGCTCTTGATCCTGTCGCAAAAGTGCTCGCGTTAATTGCTGATGCTGCGAACGTCGTAGCCGGTATTTTTACATGGGATTTCAACCGGATCGGCACGGCACTCGGTATGAATGTTTCGAAGGGCCAGTTATCTACCTATCAGAAGGTTGTCTATGGAGATACGCTCAAGAGCACGTCTTATAGTGAATCCGCAGGCGGATGGACTGGAACGGGTGGTTATATTGAGGCTGGAACCGGGAAGTATGTGCCTTACTCGGCGAGCAATTCCACGACGAATAATTACAACATCAACATTGATTCGTCTAACGTGCAGCAATTTAACGATGTTGTAAACATCGCGCAAAATCAGCGCAGAACCAGCAGAATGGGAGGCGGCTAATATGGGCTATAAACAGGAGCGCCGCAGAGTGGTACGGATGGGAGGTGCGACAGGATGAGCACGCAAACCTTGCAAATGGATGTGTTTGCATTCTGCAACGAAAACGACACGACCAAAAATGACCATACAAGCTCAAGTGTGCTTCTCTCTGGGGGAAACAGGCTTTTTTGTAAATTTTCTACGAATGGGAATTATTCGTGGAAGTATAACAGAATTTCTTATATCTCTGCGGAACTGTATATAGCTTCTATAACGGAAATTCCGTCATATACTGGGTATTGCACATTTCAGGGCGGAGTTATGGATAAAGGCTATGATGTCAATACCGTAACTTTTTTCAATATGCCAAGTCGCGGGACGGGAACAGCTACTTCCCCCAATTTTACTGTGGCTGGCAATGTGTCACTGGCATTGGTGAAAAACCCAACGTACATCTACCATCGAATTGTATTTATAAATGGCGTGGAATTCCGCTCTGGATTTGGGAAATTTTCTGTCTACACACCATCTGGCGCATATAAGCCGAAACTGACCCTGACAATTGATGATTCTGATATTGTGAAAATGTATGCAAATACATGGGCGTCAAATTTCGGCGGGAAAACCATATCTAAAACAGCCGGGGCCGACATCGAATTATCTGTTCCGACAACACAATCTGGACTTTGCTATGCAGAAGTTTACCAGACAGGTATTTCCGTCATTTGGCGTGATGTAGGATCTACTTCTGAGCAGGAAATACAAATGGCCAACGGCGCTGCCCAGCAACTTGTAATCCCAGCTGGTACATTTTCAGGAAAATCGCAAGTTCAGATTCGTCCTAAAATCACCAGCAATAATGGCCAAACCAGCACTGCGGACGCATGGCTGACCATCACCCTGCAAGATGAAAAATCAACGGCCGTTCCAATTAGCCCTGTCAATGACATTGTCGATAAAAATGCGGATGCTGTTTTTCGCTGGGCTCACGTTATCACAACCGGTACGCCGCAAACGAAAGCCGAATTGCAGATTTCGGACAATGGAACGGTCTGGACGGCGCTGGCTACGGTGACTGGCGCGGATACATATTACACCGCAGCAGCAGGCAGTATCGAAACGGGTACGCATTTCTGGCGAGTGCGCACTTACAACGGCGACGGTGTCGCAAGTGATTGGAGTTCTGCCGCAGAGTTTATTTGTGTCGGAACACCGGATGCTCCTGTGATCTTGGTCCAATCGGCCACGCCTAGACCGTCCGTTTCATGGCAGACAACGGAGCAGCAAGCCTACCAAGTCGAGATTGACGGCGTCTATGCCTCCGGCACGCGCTTCGGAACCGGGAAGACGTGGAAGGCACCGTTTTATCTGGCCGATGGCAGCTACACGGTGCGCGTCCGTGTGCAAAACGAATACGGCTTCTGGTCGCCGTGGGGCACGGCGGCGCTCCCGATTACAAACATACCGGGCGGCGCGATCACGCTGACGGCAAGTGCCCAAAATGCAGTAACGCTTGCATGGGTGGATTCCGGCAACTACGATTTTTACATTGTATACCGGGACGGGACACCGATTGCAAAGGCGGAAGATCCCGGATATGTGGATAACATGGCGATTGGCGCCTGCACATATCAGGTGCGCGGCTGCTATTCCGACAACGATTATTACGGCGTTTCTGCCGAAGTCTCTGTCTCGGTCACGCCGGAATACAACGTCTTGTATGATATGGACGCCGGAGAATGGCTGACCATGAAGTACAGCGGCCTGACCAATCAGCCGGTTACTAGAAGTATTAGCCGCTCGATTGCAGAGGTAAGACTTTCCGGGTACACATATCCAGTTGCGGAGCGCAGTAAAGCGAAAACTGCGACCTATGACGGGAATGTCGTATTCTTAAACAGAGACAGCGCCGAGAAGTTCGAGGGCATGATCGGACATCTGGTTTGTTTGAAACTGCATCCGTCGGGAGGCTGCATCGGGTATCTGAATGAGGTTTCGGGAGAGGTCAACCAATACAAGAGTGTGTATTCGTTCATGGTGACACAAATCGAGTACGAGGAGGAGATTGACATTGATTCGTGACATTTCCTTCTCTGTAAATGTTTTGCGGAATGGGGCGCATTATGCGTCCCTCCGCTGGAAACGCGATTCTGCTCCAAATGTATATACGGATAAAAACGCAAAAATTAAATCGAGTTTTGCGGGGACATTTCTTTACGATCCAAATATCAACTATCTATCTGATGAGCTGCAACCCACAATTTCCATTAATGGCGTGGAAAACTCATTGGGAATTTTCCGTATCACGACGTACAAGGAAACGACCGAAGAAGACGGGCGCTGGGTGGCGATTGAAGCATACGATCGGAGCTGGAAACTGTCCACGATCAAAACGGAAGGCATCAAGCATTTTTCCGCTGGCTCGTCGTACATAACTATCGTCCGGCAAATGCTGACGGAGGCCGGGATTTCTCTTGTGATTGCGACACCATCTGAAGCGACGCTACAAACCGACCGGGAAGACTGGCAAATTGGAACTGACTATCTTACAATCTGTAACGCGCTGCTTGATGAGATCAATTATGATCCCATTTGGTTTGATGCAAACGGTGTGGCGCGTCTGACTCCGCATGAGACGCCGAGCGCATCGAATATTGATCACCAGTACAGCACGACAGATATTCGTTTTCGCGCTCCTGTCGGTCTGTCAGCGAGCCAAGAGAACGACTTTTTTGATGCACCGAATGTGTTTGTTGCAATTTGCTCAAACCCGGATTTAGACGCGCCTATGGTCGCCAGAGCAGAGAATGATAATCCATCGAGTTCTATTTCCACGTTCAAGCGTGGCCAGAAGATCACAAAGGTTGTAAAGGTTGATAATATCGCCAGTCAATCTGCGTTGCAGGCGTATGTCGAAAACATCCGCAATCAATCCATGCTCGGCACGAAGACGATCACGTTTCAGTCGTTGGCGGAGCCGGGGCACGGCATCGGGGATGTTATTGCAATCGATCATCCGACTATCGGTGGAATCTACGAAGAAACCGGATGGTATATCGAGCTGAAAGAAGGCAGCATGATGAAGCATACGGCAAAGAGGGCGGTGATTGCATGATTGGCGTGACGAGTTTTTTTGATACAGACGAAACGGCGCAGAAGCCCCAACCTGAATTTATGCTGGCGACCGTTGGCGCAAAGTATACCGATGGACTGTCGTTGATCTTTGACGGGCAGACGGAGGCAACCGCAAAGCACTATAAATGCAACACGTCCGTTACATTCAGTGCGGGAGATCGAGTTAAAATCTGCCGTGTATCCGGAACTTACATTGTCGAGTACGTTGTGGGAAAACCGAAATAAGGAGAAAGAATATGGATTCTGGAATTATCACGATCATTGTAGCAATCCTCGGCTCGTCGGCGCTGACGACCATTGTGCAGGCAATCGTTAGCGCGATCCAGAAAAAGAAAGGCAAGGGCGACGCGCAGAGCGCCCACCTCAAGGAGATCGACGAGAAGATCGACAAGCTCACGAGATTGCAGGATGAGCAGTATTTAAGCATCCTGCGGCTCACGATCATGTCGGAGGAAATGCCAATGTCGGAGCGGCTGATCGCTGGGAAGAAGTATGTCAATCGCGGCGGCAATGGGGATGTGAAGAAAGCACTCCATAAGCTCGAAGAGCAGTGCGAGGCCGGGCGGCATGAAAGTTAATTACACAAAGACGGCGCTGGCGCTCATCATTGTGGTGGCGGTCGTGCTGATCGTGCTGTGCGCCTGCGGCCTTCCGGTGGTGGAAGTCACCATTGCGTGGATCGGCTTGCTGGCGACGGCGCTCGGCGTCTACCAGTGGAAAACGAAAAATGAAAACCGCGCGAAGTACGCGCAGAAATTCATGGACGAATGGGCCGAGAAATACGGCCCTGACTCCGTGGCTCAGATCATGGAAATTGTGTTGAAAGACTGAAAGGAGTAAGCTATGGACTACACAGAAATCATATCGGCCGTGATCGCGCTGATCTCAGCGCTGGTATCGGCGTTCTTGATCCCGTGGATCAAGGAGCGCGTCGGCGCGGACAAGCTCAAAAAGTGGCAGGCGTATGTGGAGATCGCGGTAAAGGCGGCGGAGCAGCTCTACAATGCCAACGAGGGCGCCGAGAAAAAGGCGTATGTGCTGCAATACCTCGCCGAGAGAGGCATCAAGTTTGATTCTGATACCGTGGACAAGATGATCGAGTCTGCGGTGCTTACGCTCCACCATGAGCTTTACGGAGGCGCAAATGGTACCAATTAAAACGATGCTGGCCCATCGGGCCAACTACGGCACGAAACGCGGCGGGGACGTTGAGTGGATTGTCATGCACTACACGGCCAACGACGGGGATTCCGATACCAGCAACGGCAAGTACTTCCAGAATCCGCTCAATCCTGTGGCAAGCGCCCACTTTTTCGTGGACGATGATTCCATTACGATCTCCGTGCCGGAGGACTATGTAGCCTACCACTGCGGCGCGTATCACTACACACACCCATTCTGCCGGAACTACAATTCCATCGGGATCGAGATGTGCGACGCGAAGCGCGACGGGAAGGTCATGGCGACGGCGAAGACTATCGCCAATGCCGCAGACCTCACCGCAATGCTCTGCGAGAAGTATAACATCCCGGTCGATCATATCATCCGGCACTATGATGTGACGGGCAAGCTCTGCCCGAAGTACTGGGTGGACGATCCGGAGGGTATCAAGAAATTCCGTGAGATGGTAAAGGAGAGGATTGAAATGGTAAGCAAGTGCAAGATGATTGTTGACGGAAAACCCGTCGAGGTTGAACGTATCCTAAAAAACGGAACCAACTATGTGAAAATCCGCGACGTGGCCGGGGCGCTCGGTCTTTCCGTTTCCAATCAGGGGAACGTTCCGGTGTTGATGACCAAGAAGGGGTGATTTGATGTCGCCGCAGGCGCGGTATAATCTACCGCCTGAATTATCCGGCCTGATGCGTGGAGAAATGGAGACCGTTATTTCCCAAGCAAACCTCGGGCAGGAAAATGAGCGCATTGCACAGCTCTATTATATCGATAAGCGCCCTCAGATTGACGTTGCATCTGAGTTGTATCTTGGGCGAGCTACCGTGCAGCGGCGGCTCCCCGGAATTCTCGACCGAATGAGAAAGACATCTAGCCGACTATATAGTTAAACCCGAAACGGGCGAAAATGATGCACAATCGCGGCACATAAACCCGAAAAATAACCCATACTGGACACGTTGAGAGGTGTCCGGTATGGGTTTTTCTTTTTACAATCCAAATCCCGCGCGGCGTCAGGTTGGGGATTGCCCTGTTCGGGCGATTTGCAAGGCGACCGGTAAATCGTGGGATGAGGTATATGTCGCGCTTGCGCTTCATGGGTTTGAGGTTGGCGATATGCCCTCCGCAAACGCTGTCTGGGGAGCGTATCTGAACCAGCTTGGCTATGCCCGGCATGGCGTACCAAGCTCCAACCCGGACACATACACAGTTGCGGAGTTCGCGCGTGACCATCCGATCGGTACATACATTCTTGCGCTTGCAACCCATGTGGTCTGCGTCAGGGATGGAGATTGGTTTGACACATGGAACTCCGGAAGCCAAACACCGCTTTATTTTTGGGAAAGGAACGAATCTGAATGTATGGACAGTACCAACCGCCGATGAGCTACCAACCATTTTATCAGCCGCCGATGCAAGACCAGCTCATGCAGCTTCGCCAACAGTATCAACCGCAGCAGCCGCCCCAGCCTATGGCGCAAATGCCGCAGCCTGCCCAGAGCATGATTTGGGTGCAGGGTGACGCGGGTGCAAAGAGCTACCTCGTCGCGGCGGGGAACACGGTTCCACTGTGGGATAGCGAGAACCCGTGCATTTATATCAAGAGCGTGGACGCGTCCGGCGTTCCGTCCATGAGGGTTCTGGATTACACGGAGCGCACGGGCGCGAGGACACCAGCACAGCCGATCATACCGGCCAGCGGGGAATTTGTCACCCGAAGAGAGTTTGAAGCGATGGAAGCACGTGTGAACGCGCTGGCGGCTGCTGGCGCGGAGAACAAGAAGGAGGAACACCACAATGCCGAACCCACTGTTTAACGCGCTTGGCGGCGGCAGAGCGCCGCAAATGCCCGGCCAGATGGGGCAGTTTCAGAGAATGATGCAGCAATTCCAGCAATTCAAGGCGAACTTTAATGGCGACCCGAAAGCCGAGGTTGAAAAAATGATGCAATCCGGCAAGCTCACGCAGCAGCAGTTAAACCAGCTTCAGGCCGTTGCGCGGCAGTTTCAGGGTCTTTTGCAATAATCAATCCGTGGCCACGGTTGATAATATATTTTCTTCAAGGAGTACGACAAAATGAGCCTTACCGATGGTACGACTATGACTATGCCGGTAGCACCTACTGGCATGGGCGGCAACGGCTGGGGCGGCTTCGGCGGCGATGGCGGATGGTGGTTTATCATCCTGTTCCTCGCGATCTTCTGCGGCTGGGGCGGCAATGGCTGGGGCAACAACAATGGCGGCGGTGCGACGGATGGATACATCCTTGCATCCGATTTCGCCAACATTGAGCGCAAGCTTGACGGCGTCAACAACGGCCTGTGCGACGGCTTCTATGGGATGAACACCAGCGTCCTGAACGGATTTGCGGGAGTCACGCAGGCGGTCAACAGCGGATTCCAGACGGCGGAGCTATCCCGCGCGAACCAGCAAGCCGCGCTGATGCAGCAGCTTTTCCAGATGCAGATGCAGTCTCAGAACTGCTGCTGCGAGAACCGGGAAGCAATCGCACAGGTGCGGTACGACATGGCTTCGCAGGCGTGCGACACGCGCAACACCGTCCAGAACGCCACGCGGGACATCATCGACAACCAGAACAGCAACAGCCGAGCCATTCTTGACTTCCTGACGCAGAGCAAGATGCGCGATCTCGAAAACGAGAATCAGGGGTTGCGGCTGGCGGCGTCTCAGTCTGCGCAGAGTGAAGCACTCAAGGCATACATGAGCGGCCAGTTCGCCTATTACAACCCGCGTCCGGTTCCGTCGTTTTCGGTTCCCGCACCGTATCAGTTCGCCGGGTGTAATGGTTCGCAGTATGTCTGCGGTGCCTGCGCCTAACAAATCCACAAATTGAGCTTTTTCGTGACCTCACGAAAATGATCGGCTCCGTGTCGATACTCACAGCAGCGGCGGGGCAATCGCTTCGCCGCATTTTATATCTATCAAAGAGAGGGTTGATTTTATGGCCGAATTTACAGCATCTAATATTCAACTTGTCGCCGCAGGCCAGAATGTGCCGTTGACGGAAACGCCCGCTGCGAGCGGTGGGTGTATCGTGCATCGCGCCGGAGCGGGCATCGTAACGCTTCGCGGTCTCACGAATCAGTGCAAGGCGCGGTTCCGCGTGGCCTTTGGCGCGAACATTGCCATTCCGACCGGTGGCACGGTGGAAGCAATCTCTGCCGCGCTGACGATCAATGGTGAACCGATTACCAGCGCGACCGCCGTTGTCACGCCTGCTGCAGTCGGGAACTATTTCAACATTTTTGTTTCGGCATTTGTAGATGTGCCGCGCGGCTGCTGCCTTACGGTTTCCGCAAAAAATATCAGCACGCAGGCGATCAATTTTGCGAATAGCAATATGATCGTCGAACGCGTGGCGTGAAAGGAGCATGAACATGAGTAAGAGAGCTATGGAGGACTTGCGGGCGACGCTCTGCGGAGAGCTTGAGGAAATCGCAAGGAAGCCCGAGCTTGGCGCTGGCGATCTCGAGATCGTCCACAAGTTGACCGACACGATCAAAAACATCGACAAAATTGAAATGCTCGACGAATCCGGTTATAGCCGGGATGCCGATTGGGATGCAAACATCCGAGGGACGTATAATCGCGGAAGCTCCTACCGTGGACGCCGCCGGGATTCTCTGGGGCGTTATAGTCGTGCCGACGCCCGCGAGCGAATGCATGAGCAGCTCGAGGACATGATGCGCGACGCGGACAGCGACGCAACCCGCGACGCTATCCGTCACTGCATGGAGCAGATCGACCGGGCATAAGGGGGGGCGCTCCAATGCTGGATGCGCTTGAAATCCGCAAGGAAATCGCGCGGCTGGAATATGAGGAATCCAGTTATCCGAACTATGCCAAGCTCGCAAATCTTTACACCATTCAAGATCGCATGGGGCACAAGGCGGAGCCGCCGGTTGAACGCCGATACTCCGCTGCGCCGCCCGCATCCGAAACGATCAACGAGTATGGGGATAGCGATTTTTTGCGAAGTATTGCAGGAAAAGACCCGGCGCAAATCTGGCCGATTATTGATGAGCTTATGGAAACCCTGTCGCTTGTCAACCACCGTGCATACGATTCAGTGCTTCGGAAGGTGCGGAACGTCTGAAATGTGTTACTTACCAAGTAACTTATAGACTGCAATTTTTTAGTTTTTGGCTGTCCGTAGATGTATTTTTCATATTTCGACATTTAGCGCCATTCCGAACAAATAAATAGAGAAAGTACCCGAAAGCAGCGCAAAACGCGCTATTTTCGGGTACTTTGGCGCGGAAGGAGAGATTCGAACTCTCGCTCGCTTTTTAGACGACTACTCCCTTAGCAGGGTATTTGGAACCTTTGAAAATACTACACATTTTCGATTTTGTTACTTACGGAGTTACTTTCGGGTCTGGCGCTGATTGAACATCAGAAGATGGAATTTGGTTGACCGCATCGACCATGCCTCGCATATTTGGATGAACATACTTCTGCGTCGTGGTGATTTTGCTGTGCCGCATGACCTCCTTGATAGTGAATGGATCAATATTTTTCGAGGCCAGTGCGGTTGCGGTGGTGTGTCTGCACGAATACGGAGTGAGCCGCCGGACACCCGCAAGCTCGAGACATTCATAGTACCGCGCATAGAAAGTGTCCTTGTTGATGCAGCAAACCTTCCCAACGCGCGAGTTGCTTTCCTCGCATAGTTCCTTCAGGACGGGCGCGAGGAAGTCCGGGAATACCATAGGCGTATCTTTTCGCTTTTGCGTTTTAATACCGCCGCCGACGATCTCATTTTTCTCGAAGTCAATCATATCCTTTTTGAGACTTTGAAGCTCCCCTGGCATCATGCCTGTGTAGATCATCGTGAGGATGAACCCAATAAAATGATCCTGCGGATATGTTTTCCATAGCTTCAGAACTTCATCGTCCGTGAACGGCTCCGGTGTTTTCTCCTCGAGCTTTGGCAGCTTGATATATTTTGAGAGGTTCACAGTGGTTCGTTTTTCTGCGATTGCAAGGTTGTAGCAGTGTGACAGCACCGTTTTCATATCACGTCGTGTATAGTATGTGCTCGCGTTGCGGTCTACGACGTCCTGCAGCTGCCGAATAGTTAGCGCGTCGATCTCACAGTCGGCAATCTCTTTTAACCGTTCAAATGCTGCGTCTGCGGCGATCTGGCGGTTGGATGAGAGCGATTGATAATCCCCACGCAGATAGGTTTTGTAATATTCCCGCACCGTTGGAGAGCATTTTTCTTTCTCCGGTGGATTTGCGGCGTATTGTAGGGCGGCACGCTTGGATGCGAAGCCGCCCTTCGTTTTTACTTTCTGGTGCATCTTTTCGTTTTCATCAAGGTAACAGGCGACTGTCCAGCGGGCCGTCCATGTTTTTCCCCGCTGATAGGCGTACCCCTGCCCATTTCCACGCGATTTCCCACGGTGCCCCTGCACCTGTTTCTTTCCGCACCACGGGCAATAGGACGCGCCCTCTGGTATCTCCTTTTTGCATTTCATACAATCTATGACTACCACCCCCGAAACCATCCGACCGTCGGGATAAGCAAATCAACGGCCAGTACGATGACAATGAATACAATCAGCGACAGACAGATTATGAACACCCGCCGTATCCACCGATCTTTCTGTTCGATTGCAATTTTCAAATCCGCGATGCGTTCCAAGTAAACGTGTTCCAGCGACGTCACATCATTTGGTGAAATGTCGTACTGGATGGTTTCCTCCTCAATCCCCAATCCGTCACAAATGGCGATGATCGTTGACATTGACGCATTTCTCCCTCTGGTCGCCAGCACCCTCGACACGGTAGCTTCGGAAATATCTGCAAGCCGCGCAACATCTCGATTTGTTAGATTTCTGTCATCAATCGTGCGCATACATCTGTCAATTAGCTTCTCAAAATCCATTCTTACACTTCTCTTTCAATCATTTTCATTCGTTTTCTCAAAAGTTTGCAGAGATATTTGTCGGATTTCGCAGCTTGCAGATATTTAGGTTGTATTTCTCGTTGTGTGGTGGTACGGTCGAATCACGGCAAACGCCGAATCACAAAGGAGGATTCCCCATGCAGAGCATCAATATCAGGTTTGAGGAAGGAAAAGTAAACATCGTCGTTGATGGCGGCCAGTTTCGGAATGTGGAGGCATTTTCCCTTGAATACATAAAGGGAGGAAAACTCTGGTTTAGCTGCCTCTCTGAAACCGGAGATGGCCACAAAGAACGGACGATGTTTAGCTGATTTCAGTATGACAGCCTTTCGACAAAAGTGCAATCAAAATGATTCGACTGTTTCTGCACAGTCTATTCTCCTGAACCATCATTTTTGAGTGCACAGATTGCGCGATAAACGCGAATGGCGCCTGCGGCAACAGCAGCAATATAAGCGACATAGAGAATCCGAAGGTTTGTCGCACCGACGATCCATTGCACAACGACACCGGCAATGACAATAAGTAAAGCAAGCGAGATCACACCGTTACGGATGATTTTGTGCTTTTCTTCCGCACTGAGAGTGCTTTCACTTTTCTCCCGGATTTCCCACGAATGGCCGCAGTTTTGGCAAAGGCAGATTTTCTTTGTGCGCGTGACCGCCCGCTCGCTGCCGGTACGCTTGCGCCAGAACAGGTTCGACAGGCCAAGTGTGCAGACCGCGACGATCCCACGCGCGAGGTTGTTCATGTGCCCGTCAAATCCGACACCATACTTTTCTGTTTCACTGCCGATCTGGTGCATGGTGATTGTTACATTTTCGCTGCCGCATTGAGGACAAATCATTTTGTTCCCTCCTAAAATAATGTCTGTATGTCCAATATATAACAAATTCCGAGAAAATGCAACTGCGAAGAGTACAATAATATACTTCCAAATATTTTAGAGTACAAATACATCTTGAAATTATAGAACGAATGTTTTATAATTCTGGTATTGCCTCATACGAATCAGCCGATACGAAGGAAGAAGGAGCAAAGGAATGAATGATAGAGCATGGCTGGAACAGGAGATCGCGCGGCTGATGCAGCGCGCAACGGATGAGGAGCTTGACCTCCTCTGGCGGTTTTTGAAAACGATGGTCAACAAATAGCATACATAGCAAATGGGCACAGGGGTCATTTCCCCTGTGCCCATTTTTCGGCGATTTCGGCAAGTATCTCCCATTCTTTAACGCCGAGCTGGCTAACGATTGATATAAAACGTTTCCTTGCTGCGTCATCCGGGTCGTTCATAACTTTCCCGAGGAACTCTGCGATTTCCTGATTTTGCGTCAACTCCTTCATCATTTCACCCTCTCCGGTGCGAAGCCATGTTTCGTTGACATTAAACTCTTTGCAAATAAGCCGTAAAAATGGCTCATTCGGTTCTGTTTTTGCACCTTCAAGGTTCGTGATTACACCCCGCGTTGTTCCAAGCCGTTCTGCAAAATCAGTCTGAGATAATCCGGTTTTTTTTCGGATGGCTTTTATGCGTTCATTGATGGTCATTTAGGACACCTCCTAAAACTATTATACACAATATAAATGTATTGTCAATACAAAAATATTTATTCAAAAGCGCAAAAATGTATTGACAAAACAAAAATAAGGGTCTATAATGTAGTCACAATACATCAAGCGACATAAAAATGTCGTATGGAAGCGAGGTGAATCAAATGCCCGAGGAATCCAAGCAGGCTCTAAAAAACGTCGGCGTTGACGTTGACAAGCTCGACGCCGAGCAGATTCAGAGATTGAGCGACATTGCATACGGGATGCTTCTTGTAAAAGAAGCGCAGCCGAAGAAGGAGGAATAATCATGGAACGTATGACGCTGGAAGAACTAAAGCAATCGGACGCGCCGATCATTACGCCGGAGATGGCTTCGTGGTTTTTGGGGTGTAATCCCCACGAGCTGCGGCTTCGGGCGCGGCAGAACCCCGCCGGACTTGGATTCCCGGTGTGCTGCATCGGGAGCCGCGTAAAAATACCGAGAAAGCCGTTTCTGGCGTTTCTCGGGGAAAAGGAGGAAGGAATATGATCTCAAAGAGAGAATGGTACGCCGCATTGCGGCGGACGATGAAGCGCGTGGCCCTGATTCTGGGGGGCGTGTTCATGATGGCGGCGTTCTTTTACTGGCTTGTGTGGGGCTTTCGCCTCGACGCGGCTGTGATGGCGACAATGTCTGTCGCGCTGGTGGGGTACGGGATGGCATGATGGGCTGGATCTGTTATCTCGTCTCCCGGCTCAAGGCGGCGTGGAAAGCGCTGGTGGAAGCCGCGGAGAAGCAGAGAAATTATTGGGACGGTGACGACCCATGAGATACCCGTGTTCAACGTGCCCGAAAAATGCGGATTGCCGCATGGGACTAAGATGCGTGGACTGGCGGCGGTGGTTCAGCGTTGAATGGGATGACAACATCCGCAAGGCCGCGCATGAGATAGAAAAAGCCGCCCATGTCGCTACACATGGACGGCGGGTGACAGACAATTTCGTTCCGTATCGAAAATATGTCTATGGCCATATTTTAACGGCTTGTTGGCGAAATGTCAACCATTAGGAGGAATTATGAAGATCACAAAGGAACTTTTGAAGGAGAAAGGCGCGTGTGCCGATGGCTATCGTGACTTTTTGAAGGAATATCCGGTAGACAAGTATCCGGACGGCGTGGAGTATCAGGAACTTTTGGATTGCTGTGCGGAAAAGGATTTTAGCTACGGCTCGTGGCTGCTGGGCGCGTTCGGGAAAACGGATGAAGTCCGAAAAATCGACGGGGATTTGATCGTCGAGAAAGGCATCATCTTTGCCGGACGGCTGGAAGTCAAAGGCTGCATCAAGGCTGGCGGTGGCATCGAGGCTGGATGGGGCATCGATGTTGGCGGTGGCATCGAGGCTGGCAATGGTATCAAGGCTGGCAATGGTATCAAGGCTGGCTTGGGTATCAAGGCTGGCTGGAGCATCAGGGCTGGCGATGGCATCGAGGCTGGCTGGGGCATCGATGTTGGCGGTGGCATCGAGGCTGGCAATGGTATCAAGGCTGGCAATGGTATCAAGGCTGGCTTGGGTATCAAGGCTGGCTATGGCATCGAGGCTGGCTGGGGCATCGAGGCTGGCGGTGGCATCGAGGCTGGCAATGGTATCAA